TCAGGAAGTTATAACACAGCTACAGGTGCATATACTACAAGCGATACGACTTACAGTATCAAAGCTCCTGTTGAGTTTGTCATCTCTACTGAAGATGATGGTAGAGAAAGAAGAGAAGCGAAGGTTTATATTACTCCTGATTTGATTGGAGATAATCAACCTGATTTTCAAGATGAAGTTACGTTAACTTATGCTGGATCTACAAGAGTAGGACAGATAGTTAATATAGATACAAGACAGGGTGGACAGACTTATCTGTTTACTTTATTAGTGAGGTTCTGATGGCAAAAGGAAGAAGTATTGAAAATATAGAAAAGGATCTTACTGGTAATTTACAAAGAGATTTAAATTTTTTAGTGAGAACAATAATAAGTGATTTATCAAATCAATCTGGAAGAGATTATAGTCCAGTTGATACTGGATTTTTTGCTTCAAGTTGGACAGCAAGCACACAAAGACCTAGACCAGATCAATCAAGAAAAAAAGTTGCTCCGTGGAGTAATATTAAACCATCAGGAAAGGGCATAAAATCTCCAGGTGCAGTAGTTGACCCTAGATTTATTGATACTATTAAATACGATTTTAAAACTTTTTCTAAAGTATTTATTGGAAATAGATCACAATATGCAGCTAGAGCTTTAGCATCTCCAAGAAGTAAAATACCTCAATACGTTCAAGGACAATTAAGGCCACTTATAGATAAAGTATTTAACGAAAAGCCAAAACTCGGTATTGCTACATTTGGTAGTGGAATAAAAGGTCAATCTCCAAATGTAAGAAAATTGCAAGGTTTCGGTTTATTTGGTGGTAGTGATGATGCGTTTGTTGATTATACTAATCCATGACTTTAGTTAACACCAGAGCAGCTTTTGAAAAAGCAGTAACAGATGCAGTTGCAGCAGTAGATAATACTGTTGAGATGGTTTATGACAACATGGTTTATAAGAGTCCTGGAAAAACTAAGAAATATATTATTATGTCTGTTGATTTTGCACAGGCAACAACTCAAACTCAAGGTGCATCACAGGATTTTTATGCTGGTGTGATTCAATGTAATATTTATGTTCCAAGAGGAAAAGGTACTTCTGTATTATCTACTTTAGGTGAAGCTGTCATTGATGGACTTACTTCTGTTAATGCTTCTAACTATACCGATACATTTAGTTGTACTCCAAGAGTCCTTGATGTTGTTGGTCTTACACCTATTGAACTTGATGATTCTTCACACTTTTTAGGCTTAATATCTTGCCAATTTACTGCCAACGCTTAGTATAATGATATTAGCTATACAATAACATGACTAGAGCAGTTGATCTATTAAGAAACAAATTCGGTGTTTCTCAGCTTTACAAACACGATGTAATTAAAGATAATGAGGTTATTCTTTCTGTTTATTGGAATCCATTAACTCTTGCTGAAAGAGAATCAATACAGAAAAAAACTAATTCCGAAGATACTAATGATTTTGCTTTACAACTAATGATTGAAAAAGCAAAAGATGAAAATGGTACGAGATTATTTCAAGACGGAGATAAGGCTTCATTAAGGAGAGAAGTTGAAGCAAATATTTTACAAGAAATACAACTAGCTATGATTAATGCTGGTATTGATAAGGAGGTTGAAAAGGCTAAAGCCGAGTTAAAAAGCTAATAATCAATGGAAATTTATTTTTTCATTAGCTAAAGAATTAGGAAAAACTGTTGCTGAATTGTGTGAAACTTTAACTGTAGAAGAGATGATCGGTTGGGCTGCTTATTCTGAAATAGAATATGAGGAATATGAAAAGCAAAAAGAACAAGCACAAAGAAATAGTGCTATAAAAGGCAGAAAGCGGTAAGATAGAGAAAATATTGTGGTTCTTTTTTAAGTGGCTAATTATGACGTTCAAATAGCTATAGCTATTAAAGGGCAAAAAGAACTACAAAGAACTCGTGTAGAAACTAGACTTTTACAAAGGTCAATAGATAAACTTAATAAAACAGTTGTAAAAGATAGCAAAAAAAGTGTTAAATCATTTGATAGTTTAAGTAAAGAAGTTAATCGTGCCAGTAGAGCCGTAAATACAGCAGCGATTGGTACTGAAGATTATCGCAAAGCAATTAAAAATGTAATTAAAGTTGAAGATCAATATAGTAAAGAGTTAGCAAAAAAAGCTAAAATTTTTCAAATAGAAAAAGTTGCTTATAAAGAAGGTATAAGTTTTAGTCAAGCAAAAGAAAAAATAATTCAAAGAGAGATAAAAGCTGAAAATGAATTAGCAAGAGCACGATTAAGAAGTAGTCGAGTAGGATCTGCTATTGGCAGAGGTGCTGCAAGTGCTGTGGGTAGTGGAATTATTGGTGGTGGCTTCCCTTTGCTATTTGGACAAGGGCCGATTTCTGCTTTGGGTGGTGGTATAGGTGGTGTAGCTGGAGGAGCTTTATCAGCAATACCAGGCATGGGTCAGTTTGGGTTTGCACTATCCATAGCTGGTACGGCTATTGGTTCGGCTATGGAAGATTTAAGTGAAGCAATGCGTAAGCCAGAAGATAACATTGAAAATTTAATTGGAAAGCTAGGGTTAGTGGGAACTCCTACTGAAAAAATGGCTAAAGAATTAGAAAAACTAGGCTTAAAAGGTTCAGCAGCAAAATTAGTTATGGATAAATTTAATGAAAAATTTGGCGATGCACCTGATATTTTAAAAGAAAATTCTGAAAAGATGCTTGAATTTAAAAATAAAATTAATGAGTTAGGAACAGCTATAACTTTATTTTTAGGTAAAGCCTTAGTCCCATTTATTGATTCAATTATGAGTGGAATGACTCAAGGAACTTTATTGAAATCATTAAAAAATCAAGAAGGTAAAAATTTCAACAAAGCACAACAATCAATCGTAAATCAATCTCAATTAGAGGCTCAAAGGTTATTTAAAACTACAAATCAAGGTAAGGATATTGGTAAAACTTATAGTCAAATTTTTGATGAAAGATTAACTTTTAATCTTAAGAAAGCAGTTGGCTCGCCAGATGCTACTCCAAATTTATTATCAGGAACTCCTCAAGGCGGTTCTCCTCCAACAAATCCAAATCAAGATTTGATTGATAAAACAAAATTTAATAAAGAAATTTTACCTTTACAGCAAGCTCTAGAGATTGAACAAAAAAGATTAACTACGAGTAGTGAAAAACTAACTTTAATGCAGGAACAATTTGAATTAACTAATTTAGAGAATGAATTAGAACTTTTAAAATTAGATAATAAAGGAACAGAAAACGCTTTACATGATGACACTATAAAAAAATTAGAAGCACAAATTAACTTGCAAGAAGCTGTTGTTGCTAATTCAAAGGCTTTGATAGATCCTACAAGACAAGTAACACAAATGATTGCACAAGATATGGGCAATGGAATTAAAGAATTAATTAAAGGTACGCAAACATTAAATGATGTTATGATCAACATGTTAAATAAAATGGCTGAAGTTGCATTAAATCAAGCTATATTTGGAAATATTTCTGGAACTTTTGAAAGAGGAGGTGGAGGAATATTAGGATCAATATTTAGAGCAAATGGAGGGCCAGTTAAAGCAGGTGGAAGTTACATAGTTGGAGAACGTGGGCCAGAATTATTTACACCAAAAAGTTCTGGTATGATTACACCAAACAATGCTCTTGGTGGTTCTGTTAATGTTTCTGTTAATGTAGATGCTTCTGGAACTTCTGCTGAATCTGACGAGCCAAATGGTGAACAGTTGGGTAGATTAATAGGAGCAGCAGTTCAAGCAGAACTTATTAAAGAAAAACGACCAGGAGGTTTATTAGGATAATGGCTACTTTTCCTTCAATCAGCCCTACTTATCAAGCTCGTAAGAATACAACACCAAAAATAAATATTGCTCAATTTAATGATGGCTACCAACATAGAATTAAATTTGGATTAAATACAATTCCATATGTTTGGTCACTTAATTTTGATGTAAGTGAAGCAGATTCTGATGTTATAGAAGCATTTCTTGAGGCCAGAGCTTTAGATGGTGCGTCTTTTGATTGGCAACCTCCTGGAAGTGGTGCTGCTTATAAATGGATATGTCTTAGTTGGAATAAAACAATTCCATATATAAACAGAGCTAAATTAAATATGACATTTCAACAAGTATTTGAACCTTAATGACAAGTCCTGTATCAGAACTACAAAAAATAAATCCAAGTAGTATTATTGAGCTTTTTCAACTTGAACTAATAACTGCTATTCATGGTTCTAATACAATTTACTATTTTCATAATGGAGTAAATACTAATGAAAACCAAGATGTAATTTTTGCTGGTAAT